TGAGACAACCCAAGCTGCGTAAAGGAGCATGAACGTGCCTGTCACGCTGCGGAACAACTCTCAAAGGATCCTGGACGCGGCGCTGCGCACGGATTTCTACGCGTTTGTGCAGGCAATGTTTCCGCTGATCTCGCCGGGAGAACCATTTTTGCTCAATTGGCATATTGAGGCCATGGCACATGCGCTCACACAAGTTATGCGCGGCGAAATCAGGCGGTTGATCATCACTGTCCCGCCCCGATCGTTGAAGTCAATTTGTGCGTCAGTAGCATTTCCGGCGTTCCTGTTGGGCCATGACCCAACACGCCGCATCATTTGCGTGAGCTACTCTGAGGGATTGGCCGGAAAGCACGCAAATGATTGCCGGGCCATCATGCGTTCGACACGGTACCGGCAGCTTTTTCCCCGTACCCGCATCAGCCCGTCGAAGGATACGGAACTCGAAGTAATGACCACCGCACGAGGGTCCCGATTGGCGACTTCGGTCGGAGGCACACTCACGGGAAGAGGCGGAAATCTGATCGTGATCGACGATCCGATGAAGCCACAGGATGCGCAGTCTCAGAGTGCGCGCGACAGCACGGTTCAATGGTATCGCAACACATTGCTTTCCCGGCTCAATAACAAAGCCACGGACCCCATCGTCATTGTGATGCAGCGGCTGCATGTTGATGATCTGGTCGGAAACTTGCTGGAACAGGAAGGCTGGACCCACCTTGACCTTCCTGCCATAGCAGAAGTGGATCAACAGATTCCGCTTGGACCGGGTAGACTTCATCGTCGGAGGCCCGGCGACCTGCTGCACCCGGAGCGTGAGTCCCATAAGGTTTTGGAAGAGCTAAAAAGAAATATGGGGACGGTTGAGTTTGCAGCTCAGTATCAACAGACACCGGTACCGCTCGGAGGCAACCTGATCAAGTGGGATTGGTTCCGGTATTATGAGCAGGAGCCCTATTACCAGCATGGCGATCGCATGATCGTAAGCTGGGACACTGCGATGAGTGCAAGTGAACTGTCTGACTACTCGGCTTGTATCGTGGCGCTTGTAAGAAAGGGAACAGCATATATTCTTGATAGTTTTCGCGCACGACTCGATTATCCGGCCTTGAAACGTAAGGTCATCGAAACTCACCGACAATGGCGAGGTGCAGCACACAAAGTCAGTTATGAGTTGGTGATTGAAAATAAGGGATCTGGCATGAGTCTAATCCAAGATTTGAGGCAACTTCATATTTATGCCGTGCCCGTCCGCCCCGATTGCGACAAGGTCATGCGAATGAGCAGGCACACGGCAAAGATCGAGGCCGGGGCCGTTTTGCTCCCAGATTACTATGCTCCTTGGATAGAAGATTTCCGCAGCGAGATGTTGGCATTTCCGGCAGGGCGGCACGACGATCAAGTCGACGCTTTCTCGCAGGCTCTCGAAAGGGCATTCAATCGAGGAATACCTGCAGCTATGGGGTATTATTAATCTGGGTTTTACCGGATCGCGAGCATAGAGCGTGTGAGCTAGGGGATCCGCGCGCTGTCACGTTGGTGTCGAGAGCAACAGCGGCGGCGCCCTATGCGAGCCGCAAATGCCACAGGCTCAGGCCAGCGCCAGTTGGATGCGGCGAACGCTCGCACGCGCTCAGTGCCACAGCGGGCTTGCTATGTTGGTGTGCTGGAGCCCGATTTGGCGTAGAGCAACAGAGTAGATCTGGAAGCACCCGGCGTGGACTGCTGGATTGCCCTGAACACGTGCTTGGCCGCAAAAGCGCTCCGCCGCATTTAACCTGCGGTCCGCGTGACGGGACGACGGAATGCTTCTACGGCCGGTCCTCCAAAGAAAGCGCGAACGCGTTGCACAAATCACTGGACTTCATCTGCAAAGAGAGCGTCACTGTGCCTGCTCGTACCGCTCAGCACTCATGGGATCCCCTACCCCGCCGGCCTTGCGCCTCCGCGGGGATTCGGTGGTGACGGCGCCAAATGCCGTCACAAACCGGATGGAGATCCCGAATGAAACTGACTGACACCCAGCTCGTGCTCCTCTGCGCTGCCTCCCAGCGGGAGGACCGTGCAATCGAGCCCTCGCCCAAGCTAAAGGGCGCCGCCTCGCACAAAGTTGTCCGGAAGCTTCTGGACATAGGCCTCATTGAGGAGATTGCCGCGGGCGGGACGCTCCCGGTTTGGCGTCGCGATGACAGTGAGGGAGCGCTCGCGCTCAGAGTCACTCCCGAGGGTCTGGCCGCCATACGTGCCGAAGATTCTCAATCCGAGCCTCATGACACACCGGCTACGAACGGAGTGACCGAGGCACCCATGCGGGAGCCGCCAGCCGCAGCTGCAAAGGGAGCGCAGACCCGCAAGCAAGCGCTTCCCACGCCCAAGCGCAAAAGCGCGACGAAGCAGGACCGTGTCATCGACATGCTGCAACGCGCCCAGGGCACAACCATCGCCGCCATCATGAAAGCAACTGGTTGGCAGCAGCACTCCGTGCGTGGGTTTTTCGCTGGGGTGGTCCAGAAGAAGCTCGGCCTCACCCTCGCCTCCGAGAAATCAGGCAAGGACCGGGTGTACAAGATCACAGGGAAAGCGAGTGCATCCAGGGGCAAGCGCAAGCCGGCACGCAGGAACGGCTAAACCGGCATGTCTCGCGGATCACCTGACCGCGAGGCGATCGAGGCCGAGATCGACCGTGTTCGGTCGCTCGGCCTCGACGACCTCCGCAGCCTCTGGCGCACGACATTCCGCTCTTCCCCTCCCCCGGCCTTCAGCAAGGATCTCCTCGCGCGGTTCATCTGCTGGCACCTTCAGGAGCAAGCTCTCGGTGGGCTTGACCCGGAGCTTGAAAAACTCCTGGACGGCCTGAACCGCGGCGGGAAGCCGAGACCCGATCGTCACCTCAAAACCGGGACTGTCCTCGTGCGCGAATACGGGGGCGAACGGCACACGGTTACGGTAGTGCCGGGCGGTTATATCTGGCGTGACACCACGTACTCGAGCCTGTCCACCATCGCCCGCGCCATTACCGGCACCACCTGGAATGGTCCTCGATTCTTCGGCCTGCGCACCCAGGCGAACTCCCGGGAGGATTCCGAGAGTTCACAGGCGCGCGATGATCTCCCTACTACCGTAAAGCGGCGACGCTCCCACGGCAGCGTTAGGTCGCCAGAAAAGCAGCAGCCATGAAGAAACCTGAGCGGAAGACACTTTTGTGCGCGATCTATACGCGCAAATCGACCGACCATAATCTGGATCTGGAGTTCAACTCCCTCGACGCTCAGCGCGAGGCCTGCGAGGCCTACATCAAGAGCCAAGCGCACGAAGGCTGGCGCCTCATTCCCGCCCGCTATGACGATGGCGCCTTCTCCGGCGCGTCGCTCGACCGTCCTGCCCTGCAGCAGCTCCTGGCCGACGTACGGGCGGGCAAGGTCAACACGGTCGTGGTCTACAAGGTCGACCGGCTCACGCGCTCACTCGCGGATTTCGCCAAACTAGTGGAGCTGTTCGATGAATACGGGGTCTCCTTTGTCTCGATCACCCAGTCATTCAACACTACCTCCAGCATGGGCCGGCTGACGCTCAATGTGCTCCTGTCCTTCGCACAGTTCGAGCGGGAGGTGATCGGGGAGCGTGTGCGTGACAAGATTGCAGCTTCGAAACGCAAGGGGATTTGGGTCGGCGGGCCCATTCCCCTGGGGTATCAATGCGTGGACAAAAAGCTCGTGATAGTCCCGGACGAGGCAGAGACGGTCAGGCTGATCTTCCGGCGTTATCTCGAACTTGGCTCGCTGAGCGCCCTGATCGAGGAGCTTGATCGCCTGGGGGTCCGAACCAAAACCAACCGGCTTGCTGCTGGCGGGACACGTGGCGGGATTCGTTTTGGAGTGGGCTCCCTCGCCCACCTGCTGAAAAACCGGTTCTATGTCGGCGAGGTGGTGTACCAGGGCGAGAATCATCGCGGAGAGCACGAGCCGATAGTCGATCGCGATGTTTTCGAGGCGGTGCAGTCGAAGCGAGCAGGCACGATGGTTGCTCGACGAAACCGGCTTAAGAGCTCTCCAGCCATTCTGGCCGGACGGATCTTCGACGACCACGGTAACCGGATGAGCCCGACGCACTGCAACAAGCTCGGTGTGCGGTACCGCTACTATGTCTCGCACGCCCTCATCCAAAAGCGAAAGGCCGAGGCGGGCAGTGTCGCCCGGGTCCCCGCGCCCGATATCGAGGCCCTCGTTCTTGAGGCCGTCCGCAAGCATATTAAGTCGGGAGCAAATGCGGCCTCACCTTCGGACGGCGAACTGATCAAACGCAATGTTGACCGGGTGATCGTTACGCCCAAGGCGCTGGAGCTTTACCTCATAGCAGCCACTGAAGCCTCGGACCCGGCCCAAGGGGCCGATACAGGCGATGCAGAGACCAGCGCAGCTATCCAGCTCAGCTTGCACTGGGAAGCGCCGAGCTTCGCCGCCGTAAAGGGCATTGTGCATGCTCCGGCGGCAGCCGCTCCAATGACGGCCGGCACCCGTGACGCCCTGCTGGCAGCCATAGCCAAAGCGCGCGGCTGGATTGAAGCCATGAGGTCCGGAGAAATCGGGTCCTTTCCGGAGGTTGCCGAGCGAGAGGGTCAGGCTGAACGGCATATCCGGTTGTTGGCGCCGCTTGCCTTCGTTTCGCCCCGCATCATTGCAGCTATCGTCAGCAGCACCGCGCCTGCCGACCTCACGGTGACGGGCCTCGCGAAATCGCTGCCTTATTCGTGGAGCCAGCAAGAGAGGAGGATTGAACTGTTTGGTCCGGAAAGTGCAGGCTCATAATCCGAAGGTCGTAGGTTCAAACCTAACCCCCGGTACCAAATCGCCGCGTCAATGCGTTGGCGGGTTTTCTCATGCGCAAAATCGCGGATTGCACGCGCAAATCGAACGTCGCAGAATGCCATGCAAATCAATGCTTTCTCACGCCATGTCAGGGCGTGCTGGCGCGTCCATGTCACATGGATGGCACATGGATGGCTACTGTACGTTCGCTACTCGTTCCGGCTCATGATACACACCGGTCAGAGTGCTTCGCGGTCTGCCGTAGCAAAGGGGCGCTCTTCGGGAGCCTGCAAGCCTTGGGCAAGAACTCCTCTATCGAATGGACCCACCACACGTTCAATCCCTGGTGGGGCTGCACCAAGGTCTCTCAGGCCTGCAAGTTCTGCTATGCCGAGGTTTGGGCTCGAAGAACAGGCGGCCATTTCTGGGGGCCGCGTGCTCCGCGCCGTTTCTTTGGAGAGCAGCACTGGAAGGAACCGCTCAAATGGAATGCCGAAGCTGGTGCACTCGGTAGCCGGTTTCGTGTGTTTTGCGCCTCAATGGCCGACGTGTTCGAGTATCGTGCTGAGTTGACACCATGGCGGGAGAAGCTGTGGGAGTTGATCGAGCGAACACCGCATCTGGATTGGCTCTTGCTTACAAAAAGACCGCAGAGGATCGCGCTGCACAATCCTTGGGGTACTTGGCCTGCTAACGTATGGTTGGGCACCACGGTCGAAAACCAACGAACCGGCGACGAGCGTATTCCCCACCTGCTCGATAACTACGCACCGGTGCGCTTCCTTTCCTGCGAGCCCTTAATCGGACGGATTAGTATCCCCCCGTATTTGCGTGCAGGCGTGGGATGGGTGATCGCGGGTGGCGAGAGCGGAGGAAAATCCCGTCCGTCCGATCCAGCCTGGATGCGTGACCTGCGGGATCAATGCCGTGACGCAGGGGTCCCATTTCTGTTCAAGCAGTGGGGTAACTGGTCGCCATTGAACGGAAACGTTGTAATGGCTCGGACGCAAGTCTACACCTTCCCCAGCGGGGAGACAGTCTACCGTAACAGCAAAAAGGACGCCGGACGACTCCTCGATGGGAGGACGTGGGACGAAGTCCCGGTAGTTCATCATGCACAACCAACTGGCTCTTTTCGAGCTACCGCCGCTTAGTAAGCGATACACCCACGTATTTAAGGGGCTCCATCGGCCCATTTGGACCGAAAACAAAGCCCGAATGATAGCAATATATCTGCGCCTGTTCGTCTACATCACCAAACATGGTGCCTACATAGACGGGTTCGCCGGCCCCCAAGAGCCCGATATGCCGGATATGTGGACCGCAAAGTTGGTCCTAGAGTTAGAACCGAAGCGCCTCCGACAGTTTTTCCTCTGCGAACTTAACCGCAAGAGCTATCGCGCGCTCGATGCTCTCGT